GATTCTCTGGCTGAAAGCATTCCCCCTTCCCTAGTAGCGGGTCGTTCTACCGTAAATTCTGGGGTGATGATTTCACCGGAACGAACAGGTTCAGCCGGAACCTCTGGAGTTGGTTCTCCACGCATCAACTCCTCGGCGGTAAACTCCCGTCGTCCAAGCACCTTTCGTATTGCAGCAGATCGTTCACGAAGTGCCTGACGCTCACTAGCGCGTCGAGCTTGGACTCCCTCAGCAGTTGTAAGGGTTTCTGGACGAGCAGACTCAGCTTCCACGGCGATGCGCTCATCACGGGTGCGGAGTCGTTCAGCCAGCAAATCCTCTACAGAACGAAGCGGAGTGCCCTCTGTAGGCATTGCAGCCTCTGCTTTAATGACGGGGGGTTCAGGAGTTACAGTTCCTCTCCGAACCGTTGAGGCTTCCTCAGGATTTACAGAAGGTTTTCTCTCTATTACAGGAGGTCTGTTTCTGTCCTCAAATATTTCTGCGACTGTCTTGAGTGGAGTTCCTGAAGCCTCTGATGACCTTTCTAAGGCAGCTTGTTGATTGGCTTCTTGAGACTTTTTCTGCTGCTCGACAAAGGCGTTTTCCTTTTCAAGAGCAATCCTTTCCTCATCGGGAACAAATCGAGAACGAGAACGCGGACCCTCTCCAACAGGTTCCTTGCTGTAGACGAACGGTTCATCAGGGTTCAGTTCGTTTATGTACTTCCTGAATTGAGTCTTAAGGTTCTCAACTGGAACGATCCGCTCCATCTGATCAAGTAGGCCACTGACTTGGCCTATCGCCTCACCAACGGTTTTTTTCTTAGAAGCTAGGTCGTTAAGGATATCAACCTCAGTGACATTTTTCCCTCGCACACCAAGCGAACGGGCTACTTCCGCTCCAAGACCAGCGGCAAACAAGGTTCCGATCAAAGCCTCGTAGGAAGCCTTTAGCTTTTCCTCTGCGGTAGCGTTTGGATCTGAGATCGTCTGCAATGCAATGCCGGCGGACTCAGCGGATCCACGAGTGATCTCTGGCACCAGCAATCTGGGAATGGTTTTTGCCGCTTGATCGACAGCAAGAGCCGTTTCTGACGTACGAGTTAAATCAGCAATCTGAGCGGCACGGACTGCGGCTGGAGTGGTTGATTCTGCAAACTCAGTCCCAGCAACCAACGCTGGAATACGAGCAGCCTGACGAGCGGCTCCGGCAATTCCGAGGCCCATCAAGTTCATGGGAGACAAGAGATCCGCGGAGACCTGGCCAAACACCTCGCCAGCAGGGCGCGTGACGTACTCGGGAATCGGAGTGTACTCGCTGATTGTTTCTCCAAGACTGCGTCCAATTCGAGCTGCTCTCTCACGCTTCTCGGTAGATGCGGAGCCAAGAGCCATGATGCCTTCTCGTTCGATACGAGAGGCTGCATCAAGCATTTCCTCTGGCTTTCGATAGGTGTCCCTACCAAGAGCCTTATCAATCAACACGCCGGGAGCTTCGCTTACTTGCTGAAGAACTCGTCCAGCAGTCCCAACATCTTGAGAAGTTGGCCTTCCATATCCTAGCGGAGAAGCAAGCCGAGCCAGTGATGGAGCCACAGACTTAGCCTGCTCATACAGGCTTGTAGGCTCTTGAAGTACCGGAGCATTCGGATACTTCTGCTGCCCAGCAAAAGCAAATGCTCTATTGATATCCTCTTGATCTGGATCCCTGTCGCCTTCTAATTCAAGAGTAACACCAGTGGCGTCATTCGTAACTTGATAGATTGGCATAATTACTTGCTTATACGTTTAACAGTAAAACCCTTAATGTCAGTGGGTTTTGTGGCTTCTGTTTTTTTCGCACCAGTAGCAGCCGGTTCACCATCAAAAGCTTTATTTTCATCCTCTCCGAGTGATTCGTAATATGCTTTTCTCATCTCTCGCGTATAGGATCTTGGAAACTCTATTCTTTCCATCCTCTGACCAGTCATAGGATCCTGAGTGGAAACCACTTTTGGCTCGTCAGTTACTGCTTTCTTAAGCGCGTTATCGATCAAAGCTTTATACTCAGGATATTTGTCATATATTTCTTTAAGCTGATCTGGTGTTCCACCTATTCCACCCAAGTTAATGTACCCACTCTTTAGCTTGCGAGTTTCCTCTTCTTGTTTTTGACGAGCTTCTTCATAGGAGGATTGTTCTTCAAGCGATTGAGTTGTTTCCAATGCCGGGACAGGCATAGCCATTGAACCGCCCAGTTGATAGTCAGGACGCGCCCGAAGCTTTCCGATCATTTGAGACCTACGAGTCTCGATGATTTCATCCTCCTTCTGCTTTTGTTCCCTAGACTTCTCAAAAGCTGACATCTCACGAAGCGTGTCGATATCAGGGTCTCCAAGGTTGTATCCACGAGAGCGAAGATATCCTCCCATTTCGGGGCGAGCGCGTTCAATTTCTCTTTTGATTTCGGCTTCGCGTCGCGCATCCATTCGAGCATTGATGCGTTCGTTCTCAAGATCGCGCTGTTGCTGATAAAGCAACGACTCCTTAGCTTTATTGCGGCTACGAATCTGCTCGTTGGTCCCGGTGAACTCGCCGGCTAGGCCACCGGTAAGCATGGAGAGACCCTTCATAAAAGGGTTGATGCGCTGATTGGCCTGCCGCTCAAGCATGTCTCTAATATCTTCTGGATCTTCTATAGCCATAAAGTTTGATTCTATTGGTTTAACCCTGCAACGACCGCATCGCACCCCGTCTCCTGAACCCGCTCATGGCGGCATTCATGATCTGATCGGGATCGTAGTTGATGTACCTGTACTGGTCCTTCTGCTGCTGGGCGTTGGCCAGCAAGTCAGCGTAGATCTTGGCGAAAGGATCAGCCTGACGATCGGGCAGCGGGACTTCCTTGGTTCCCTTGGTGGGGATGACGGTTTCGCGCCTTACGAGAGGAGTGGTTGGAGTAAATGGGCGTGCTGGTACTGAGGTGGTTGTTCCACCAGGCTGTACACCACCGCCGGGAGGGGTTCCGCCACCGGTAGTAGGCTTTGTACCTGTGCCACCGCCGGGAGGGGTGGTTGTGGTTTCAGTGTCTTTGACAGGAGGTTTTTCTGAACACTTTCCGCCTACACAATCGAATTGTTGCGTTTTATAATTCCACTTATAACCATTTTGATCAGTAGGAAACACCTCTCCACTTGGACTGGTGTAAGGGGCCAACTTATCATCTTTGCCTGTTGGATCAAATATTTGCCAAGGCGAATCCTTAAACTCATCACCCGGTTTAACTTCAGGTTTTGGTTTATAGTCAGGAGTAATATTAATAGTTCCACCAGTACCAGCCGTTACATTACCAGGTCCAACCGTTACATTCCCTCCAGTGTTATCAAACCCACCTTCGCTAGTAGTTGTCGGTTCAACCGCACCTACAGAGGTTGGTGTTTTCTGAGAAGGAGCAAGCTCAGTATTGGTTTTAAAATTGAACTTTTGAGGTACGATTCCTTTATCCAAATCCTCTTGAGATATTGAATATGCACTTGGACGTATGATCGTATCTCTAAGATTGTTCCTATCTGCATAGAGAACATCCCCATTCTCCATTTGCCCGATAGGAATATAATCAGGAAGTTCTTTTCCCGGTATTGAAACCGGTTCTCCACGAGTCACAACGCCTTGAGGAACCGTAGGTATTTGGCCAGCAAAGTCAGAAGGGTTTGCGTCAACCACTCCGATTGTGCCACCAAGATCACCTGGTGAAACCAGACCCTTAACTCCATATAAGTCCTCAGTCTTCGGATCCAGCGTGGTCCCAATTCCTGTTCTTACAAACGCATCCTGCTCATCGCCACTCTTAATGTTGATTCGATCAACCGGTTGATCTCGGATGTTAAAATCAATTCCTTGTTCGGTTCCCAGAGTTGATGGATTGCTTAAATCTTTAGCGTAGTTGTAATAACCCCATGCTGGATTTTTTGCATCCCATTTCCATTGATTTCCAAGTTGATCTGGTTCTTGAGGAACTCCAAAATTATCCGGCCTTGGAACATAGTAGTTCTCGTATCCCAATGGATACATAGCATCTACAGAAGTGTTGTTCTGACTCAGATCTTGAGCCAGATTATCAATTGCATCAGCCATAGGCATATATCAGTTTTTGGGGATTATGCTGTTGATACGAGATATCATCCAGTTGGCCACAAGCTTCTTGACCTTCGGCTTGTCCTTGAGCCACTTCGCGAACTTCTCGGCATTGCTGTCGTAGAAGCTCTTGAACCACTTCGGTCCAACAAGTTCCTTCCAGAAGTAGAACGCCTCCCACTGATCGGGGATACACTCGCGAGCGACGAAGCAGCCTGAGCGCATGATGTTTCCGTATCCACCAGCAAGATTTCCAATCGCACCAGCATATCCTTGGAACTGATTCATAAAGGAGTTGGCTTGATCAGACTTGTATTGGTTCTCAGCGTTGGTCAGCGCGAATCCGGTTCCCATCTTCATCAAGTCCCCAGGAGTAGACATCTGCATTCCCTGAGTATACTGAGGGGTGATAAACGGAGAAGCACCCTGCTGTAGTCCGCCTAGTTGAGCAGCTTGAGATGAGACTGGTTGCAGTCCTAGAGCGGATTGGGCGTTGGCAATGTTTTGCTGGCGACCAGCCATCATCTGTTGTTGAGAAGTGAGCTGGCCCGCAAAGCTCTGCTGCGCCGCGGTGTTCCGCTGGCCGGTGGCTGCGAGGATGTTCTGGAAGGCTTCTTGAGCGTTCCGATTGGCGGTATCGCTCGTACTTTGACCGCTCTGAAGCAGTCCCATTGCAGCGTTCCAGCGTTGAGAGTTAGCGTTACCAAGAGCGTCTTGAATTGCGAGCGACTCACGAAGAGCCGAAGGATTGCCAAGAACATTGCCAATGGAACTACCGCGAGCGCGAGCAGCCTGCTGAACCCGTCGCTCCATGCTTGGATCCAGAGTGCCAACTTGAGAAAGACCCTGCTGGATCTGACGCTCAAGCTCGCTACGGATCAATTGAGAAGCACCGGTATCCTGTTGGGCACCGGGAATCCCAACCTTCTCGTAGGTAGGTGAATCTATCCGCGTATCAGGTGCGGCAATATCTCCACCAGTATTTTTTAGGAACTGGTCGTAGAGCTTGAACTTTTCAGGATCAAGAGCCTCCAGCTCGTTTCGACGCTGTCCTGCAAACTGAGTTCCGTATTCCCTAGCAAGAGCAAGCTGCTTGCCCGTCAGCTCAGGAGCAATTGCAGCAGCAGCCCTTGCAAATGTTTCAGCTATCTGAACATCGCCGATTGGAAGGCCATCTTTTCCTCCGCTGAAATCGTATGTTTTCCCATCATAAGTAATGGATCTTCCAAGCCTAGCGGCGGCATCCAATGCCCTTAGCTTTGGATACGTTTCAGCTTGTGCTTCTACAGCCTCTTTGTTAGCGGCCGCTAAATTAGGTGCCTCATATGATGCGCCCATAAGAAATCCTTTCGTTCATAATCAGTTTGAAGTACCTGTCAAAATCGTACAATCGGTTAATGCCTTTTCTTAAACCACCCAGCTTGGTGACGTTTTTAGAGCATAACCGCATCATTGCCATCCAAAGAGTTTGAACCGCATACGGCTCTGTCCCAATGGCGATCTCGATCCACGCAATATGTCCATTAGGGAAGTTGTTGTTTAGATCCTCGGACTCCTCAATAGAGTTCAGGAACCGAACAGCTCCAACACCTACACACTTTCCTTCATCGTTCTTCACAATGCCAAACAGTTTCTTGGAACTAAAGATTCCGATCCAGTTGAGGATCTGGTCATCGTTCCATGTGGAACAAGTTGGCCAATGCTCTCGCAGTAGCTTTGCCGCTTCAATGTTTGATGGATGAACGCTCATTGTTGAGGGCGCACCGAGTCTACGAATCCAGAGAGAATGGTGGATTGCAGAGACAAGCGGCCAGCGTCTGTGGTTACCTTGAATTGCAAAGTATTCCAGCGACCTTGGCTAATCAGGTTGTAAGCCTTCAGGAACTTCTGGCTTGAGGTGATTGCCAGCGCGGAATCGAGCGTTACGAATGTGTCCGACATATTCTTGGCCAACGACACCGCGGCGGTCGTGGTCGAGGTGGTGTACGGATTATCGAAGGCAAACTGAACGCTGTACCCGATCTTGTCGGGGATAGGCTCGCTGAGGTTGTAAGCCTTGGTGATCACCGTGGATTGATAATCTGCACCGCCATCGGTGTATGCGGAGCTTGAGACTGGCGACAATCGGGTGTTCGCAAGGTAATCGTTGAACGACCAGACCTGGCCCGCTCCTGCTGACACCGAGACGATGTCGCCGGCAAACATGAGTACGGGTCCAAATGTTGAGAACGAGGTTGGGATGAAGTCGTTAACGATCCAGTTGTCCCAATATCCAAGCCACGAGCGGGCCAGTGAGTGGTAGACTATGACCGCGTTGTTCTCGTTGAGTGCGCCTTCGAGCGCGATATCGACGCTGTTCTCGGTCAGTAGCGCGTACTCGCTTTCGAGTCCAAGAATTGCTGGCTCCTCGGTAACGAACGGAACGGCCAATAGATAACGGTTGTTCCAGAATACACCGTCGCAGAGATCAAGCTTAGTCTTGTTGATCCTGCTGATGAGGTCATTGATCGGGCTGGAGAGCGCGAGACCTACGCTGGTCTGTGTACCGGCTTGAATCTGCTGGAGGGAGCGGATGCCGTCGCGGGACATGAAGAATACATCGGGACCAACCGCAGCGATTGAGCGGTGCGATGAGCATCCGATATTACCGCTGATGAGTGATATGGTCCAATCGGCAGCATCCTGCGTAGGATCGGCATTTACGCTCCAAATAGAGCGTTCCTTGAAGACGATGAGTTGATAGCCGAACCAAGAGTAGAGTCCCTTAATGGGATCGCCATCGCCACCGATACGGATGGAGCCGAGAGGATCCCAAGATTCTCCATCGAGGATATCCGAGAAGTAGAGAGTATCGGGCTGGATCGATGTATCCGCGGAAATTGCGAACAACCGATTGGTATGGGTGGTGAGATAGATCGGCTTGGCAGGAGGCGTGAGCGAAACAAAGGCGACCGCGTGAGATGAATCAGCCGGAGAAATAGTAATCGCTGGAGCGGTCGTATAGCCGCTGCCGGGATTGGTGATCGTTATGAAAACGAGATTGCCATTGTTGGAAACAACAGCGGTGGCCGTAGCCGTGATGCCGCTGGGAGGTGCTGCAACGGTTATCGTTGGAATGGAGCCGTGATTCGATCCCTGATTGATGACATCGATGCGGCTGATCTTGCCGGCTGTGGTCGAGCTATCGAGGTTCGCGCTGGAAACGTACTTCAGCGTTCCCAAACCGTCCGAATAGAACAGCTTGTCATTTAATTGAGCAAAATAGACGTAGGAAGCGGAAGCGTTGAGCGTTGATCCCGAAATCAGGTTATAGGAAACGCCGGGTGATCCGTAGTAGAGGCTTTTGGTGGAGGTACTATTGTCATTAACAGCGATAACGAGGCGTTCGGATGCGGCTGTATCGAAGTAGAAACCAGACAATACCGTGGCATTGGTTGGGAGATTGCTTCCGAAGTTGGAAGTTGTTGACTCCCAGTTCGTGATGACGTCCTCCCAGTTGGCAGTAATGCTGTTGCCGGCCAGTGAAACGGTTCCGAGACGGGTGACGATGTTGCCGAAATCGTCATAGTCCATGTTGATGGCCGATTCCATGCTGGTCGCAGGGATGCCATCGGGACGAGTGGCTGAAATTACGCCGGTCGAAAACCCAGTGCTTCCATCCAGAAGCATCTGGTCATCGAGAGCATCTGAGGATTGGAATGGCATGGCGGATTACAGGATGTCTTGGAACGTGTAATCGTACAAGCTATCTGGGATGATGCGGCTAATCTGCTGTTGTTGGCCGCGTTCCATGTCCTTCATAATGGTGACTTGAGCGGCTCCCTCTTGGAACTTGGCTTGGGCTTTACCGTACTGACGGGAGTATTCGAGGAGATCGCCTTCGGTGTAGGCCATCAGAGCGTTCTCTACGCCTCGTAGCTCAAAGTTGGTATCGTTGGAGATGGTTGTGGCCTCACCGAACTGCCGCATCTGGGACTGTTTCTTGGCAAGGATGAACAGGGTGCCATCGGCATTGGGCGTGGGAACGAGTTTGATGCGGGGAACACCGGCCTCGCCATAAGCTCCTCCAATGAGCCGGGTCCAGTTAACGAAGTTGCCGGGGGTGGCTTTGCGGCTATCGACGTTGTTCCAGGTGTTGGGATCGAGCTGAAAGAACGAGACCCATTCCGCGGCGGGGACTTCGATACCATCGGTATCTCCGGTGACGGTGAAACGAATGGCGACGGGGAAGTCGATGAATGTATTGTACCCGGTACCTGAAGCGTAGGCAGAGGTGACGTAATCGGAGAGGGTGACGATCTCAGTGCCGGCGGTGACCGGATGAGAGATAATGCCGAGGGTATCGTTCCACAGGCAGGAATCCCAGATCATGGAGTAGCGGCGGATACAGAACTTCTTGGCCAACGCGATGGTGGCCGAGTCTGTGAATGACAGCTTATCGCAAGCCGCCTGAGCCGCTTCGGAGGGTTTCATGCGAAGTATTCTTGCAAGATCATTGAGGAACTGACTCGGGCGAGGCTGTCAGCGTTAACTCCATTAACAACATCCTGATATGTTCTATTTAACCAAATTGACGGAAAATTCGTTGGACCAGTGGCGTACAAGTGAATCTTGTAAGTCACAGCGGATGCGGATGCGGGTGAATCAAGAATCTGGATGAACTGGCTAGTAAAAACACTTCCACTACCAGATCCGGTGCTATTTAAAGGAGCAATTCCGTACAACAATGAGCCTACATTGTTTGATCCAATTTCCGTTCCATTACGAGTTATCCTGAATGCTCCGTAAGTTAAGCTTCCAGAAGCTCCAAGGTTTATTGCTATCGTAACCAACACCGTTGAAGCTATAGACCTAGGAGTGATCGTAGTGGTAAGTACCGTGATCTCGGTTCCTGATCCAGTACTTGTAGCAACAAACGGACTCGCTCCAGCGGTGGAGTCTTGGTAGAGTGTCTGTTTTACTTGAGGAGCGGTTGTAGCACTTATCCCCAATGAACTCGCAGTAACAAGCCTTACCTTACTGTCTGTTGCATCAGTGATCAGCACCTTATCTGCTGCAAGATCAACCGTGACTGTTGAAATATTGGGAGCCGTGATGTTGTCCGATTTTATCAACAACGTATCGGTACCGGCATTTCCGATTGTAGTGTCCCCTGAGATATTAAGATCTCCGATTATCGCAGCGTTTCCGTTAATCAAAAGCGAGTTTCCACCAAGAACCCCAGAGGCAGACAAATTACCGCTGGCCGTCACTGTTCCAGTTACACCGAGTGTTCCAGCAATGACCGTATCTCCGCTGGATGCCGCAACTGTGAACTTGTTGGTATTGACCGCGAAATTTCCAGTAACAGCGGTATTACCGGTTAGAGTGGATGTTCCAGTGACTGCAAGATTACCCGGGACCGTGAGGTTGCCGGTGAGCGTGGTTGCTCCGGTGACATTGAGCGCACCGCCTATGGTCGCTGCACCGCTTGTAGCGAGGCTTGAGAGGCTGGTAGCCCCGGTCACACCAAGAGTGCCCGCAATGGCCGTGTTGCCGCTTGCAGAGGCCACTGTAAGCTTGTTAGTGGCTACGCTGAAATCTCCTGTCGCATTGACTGCGGCGTTGGAGATCTGGAGCGCGGAATCATTACCGCTGCCGTCGCTGATGGCTTTGAGCGTTGCGCTTACTGTGGAGTTGTCGGTGTTCTTGAGTAGGCCAGTGTAAGTCGATGCGACGCTACTTCCTGTAAGTGGTGTTCCCATATCAGTTCTTCGGTAAAACGTACCAACCAGCCGGCAGAGTGACAGTGGACGGTCCCACCAGTTTCTTATTAGAATCGAATCCGTAGACGCTGGCCTTAACCGGCTTGGCCAGCATCACCGGATCACCGTTTGGCACTAGAACCACCTTGGTTATCTGGCAGCCCAGGCAGGCCAGCAACATGGCCAGCCAGATCGTCCTTGAGGGCCTCGGGAGCTTTACCATGTCGCACATCGGTGGGTGGTGTTTCTCGGAACCAATCGAGCAGGGCCTTTAGGATCTGGTAGACCCAGTTCACGGCTTGGTTTCGATGACAACGGTCTTGTCGGCATCCTTGGCTAGGATGAGGCCGATGCCAGCGGTCACCGCTGCGATGGTCGAGGCGATGTCAATGTTGGTGCTGGGATCGCCGTCGAAGGCAGCCCGTAGGGCGCCACCAACAGCGATGAGGATAGCACCAACACCGGCGAGAGTAGTTTTCGTGTTTTTCATTTGGAGCGGAATAATCGATACGCACCGTAGCAGGCGCAAAGTAAGCCAATCACAGCGGTGATAAGCCGAACCCAGTCGGTAAGTGCTGGAATAAACGAAACAGCAGTAGCCCCTGCTGCTGCGGCTAGGCTTAGGCCGGGACTAGTGCTGCTGTTCGTTGGTTCCATTAATCGGTGGGTTGAGATGCTTTGGCTGCGGCTTCAAGGGTTTCTACCAACGGGATGCCAACCTTCATGTTGTTGACATTGCCAGCTTTCATTCCAATGACGAGCAGCTCATAGAGTTGGTTGAACTGCTGGGGTGTGAGTTCGATCTTGATCATACAGTCGGAGCATCAGCAACAACCACAGGCTCGGCAACCACAACCGGAGGAGGCACCCACGGCAGCGGCAGACTCACCACGGGCGGGTTGATCTGGTTCTCGATCTGCGCGGTGACGTTCGCTTCGATGGCGTTCTTGTCCACGCCATTGGCGAAGCACCAGTCCAGCACCTGCTCCTGCGTGAGGTCAGGATACGGAGTGAAGCTACCAGTCGGCGGAGCGAATGAGCAGCTACCGTAGCAGGTGCTGCTGTAGTTGTCCTGCGAGCCGTTGCACCGCCAGTCGGCGGTGATTACGACATCGGTGTAGGAGCCTTCGGTCGGCTTAACGAGAAGGCGTTCGATGAGCCAAGAGATGGTGGGCATAGGATTAGGCGTTGGCGATGGTGGTGACGGTGCCGGAAGATCCACGGTACTTCAGCGCACCGGCTTCGACGTAGAGTTGGCCCATTCCAGCGGGTGAAGTGGTTGGAGCGGTGGCGTTTGCAAGACCGAGAACCTTTGCAGCAGATGTTCCAAACGTGCTAACTCCCATGCCGACGTTGCCGGCTGCGTCCAATATAATGCGATTCGTCGAAGTAGAGCTAAACCCATCAGGCGAATACGCGAGGTAAAAATTGTTGTCGTTTGCCAGCGTCCAGCGATAACCAACGCCGCCAGCAGTCTGTAATGCCGTGAATGCACCAAACGTGTTTGTAGTGCCAATTACACCGTTTGCATGAATTTTGAATGCCGGACTCGCAACCCCCACCCCCAGTCCGTTGGCGTTCAGGGTCATCCGAGTGCCGCCTTGGCCGTCGTACCAGTCGAACACACCAGCAGGTGTGATAAGATGCATCGTCGTGTTGTTTGCAATCAAACCCAGATTGTGGTTTGAAATTGCTCCGATTTCAGGACGCGATGAAAACGAGATGCCACCAACAATGGTTCCAGCACTATTACCGGCAGCAAGAATGCCGCGCACGTCGAGCTTGTAGCCAGCCGCAGGACTCGCAGTCCCAATACCGACCCGATCATTCGCGCTGTCCACCTTCAGCGTCGAGGTATCCACCGTCAGGTCGCCGGTGATGGTGGCGGAGCCAGCGGTGACGAGGCCTGTGACACTGAACGCTCCACTCGCGGTTGGCGAGGATGAGAGGATGTTGTTGACGCTGATCTTCTTTGTGGTGCCACTTGCCGCCATTGAGGTATCGCTGACATCAACGATAGGAATGACGTCATTAGCGGGATCAGCGGCGGTCAACGCCGTCAGTGCTGTAATCTTTGTGTCTGCCATATCAGTTTACGGTTAAAATGAATTTGTCGGATGCTTCGGTTAAAATGAGATCTGTGCCCTGCTCAGTAGCCATTCGATCGTAAGTGCCAAAAGACAACACGATCTTTCCAGTTCCATCCTCTTGTAAGACGAAGAACTCGTCTTCCTGCAAAAGATCTCGGCGCATGATCGGCGGATCAACGGGCGTGACGTTTCCGCCAGACCCGCTTGAAGCCAATCGTGTTCCGAGAGCGAGAGTCACAGGTTTAAGAGCTAATCACTCCGTTGAATGCGACTACCTGACCACTCGAAATCTGAAAGCTTGTAATCGGTCCAGGAAGCGTAATGCCAGCGGGGATAGCCACTGTGGACCAAGAACCGCTGATACCATTTCCGGTGATCGAGGTGAAGGTGGTGACAGCAATCGTGGTGATCGCAACGAACGGGCCAGTGGTCAACGCGGTGGAGGTCACGAGCTGGAAGCCCCCATTGCCCATCGAATACTCGGTTGCTAGATTAGATTCTATGCTCATATGTCCCAGATCTTGCGAATTTGATTCTTGCTGAAAGTGCTTTCAAAGCGGGTTCCCTGCCGGTCTTCCATCCGGCTAAAGCCCTGCTTTACCTTGTCCTTGAGTTCGGCTTCGCGGGCAAAACCGGTAACCCCAAAGCGGGCTACCGGCTGTCTCGTCCAGCGTTCACCCTTGATAACAAGAGAGTCGGTTCCCATAGGAGCGATTTGCTCCACGGACTTGCCTTTGTTCTCGAAGGTGTAGATCGGCATGTTAGGATTCCATTTCGCCGTCGTGCATCATAGCCATCTTACGCATGCCTTTTTCGTCCATGGTTTGCTTGGCTTCCATGGCATCGTCTCCCGTGTTTTCATATTCAGCGGGCATACCGTTCACGGTCTTGATTTCAACGTAAGCCTCACCGTTTTCAAGCTTCTTGAGAATACCTCGTACATCATCGAGAAGCACTTCATCACCAACCTCGGGAGAAGCCTGTTGGCCATCTTCCGTATCAGTGGAAAGAGCCTCGACTGGAATCGCAATCATTGGCGCATTGTTGTCAGCCTCATCACATCCGCAAGCGGAATGAGAAGGGGCACCACCGATTTCTCGATGATGCCCCTTTGGGCCGACGGCAATCACCATGATGGTGGCCGTCTTAGGTCTCATATTACAGCGTGGAAGCGGTCTTAGTGCGATGCACCAGGTACCAGACCGGGTTGATATTCCCAGGAGAAGCACCACTGGTGTTACCAGCGGCCAAACGCAGAGCGGCGAAGTACAGCTTTACACCAACGGTGACGAGCTGGTTCAACGGATCGCTCTTGTCGGGGGTATCGGTGATCACAACCTTCGGGGACAACGGATCATCACCGGTCAAGGCAGGGATACCAAAGGACTCGTTACCGAAGAAGAACGAGGCGATAACGTCCGAGGTGTTGGTCAAACCACCTCCGCCAGCGGGTTGATAAACAAACTTGTTAGCTTCAGTGACAGTACTGGCCTGACTGACAAACGAGTTAGTCTGGGTGACAACGCGGCAACCGTAAATGGAACCCACCTCGCCCTTGTAGAACGGAGTGCCCTTGTTGCCGTAGTTGGAAGCGTTCAACCAATCGGCATCGCGCATCAAATCACGGGCCACACGGGGATCGGTCGCAAGAACGTATCCGCCATTGATCATCGGAGCGCGGTTACGCTTCAGGCGGGTCATGGAATCAAGAACACCAGCAGAAGTCATCGTGGTGTTGGCGGAGGTGACGTCAGTGCTAAGACCAATAAAGGTCTGGTTAGCAGCAATCAACGTAGCGGGGTTACCATACACGCAAGGGCCAGGGTTGGCGTTTGAGGTGTTGTTTCCGCAAGCATCCGAGTTATCGAACGAACCAGAATTCTCAGCGGCGTTACCAATGGAACCATTGCTCGCGGTGAGGTTGGAACCGATCAAGGTGTTACGGATGACCGAGTCAACCCAGAGGGCCATGTCAAGACCGGAAGTCTTGGTGGCCTGCTGGAGTGAATTGAACAGGTCCGTGGCGCGGAGGATGTCGGTCAACCCGATCACCTGACCGTACTGAGCGAGCGACTTGCTGAGGCTGTTGAGAACAAGAGCGCGGTAATTCGCGGAACCGATTGCCGTACCCTCAGTCAACACCTTAACATCAGCAACGCTCGGAGAACCGAAGCGGAACATCGTGATGGCCTTGTTGCCGTTGTTCTTGGGAATCGGAGCCTTCATTGCGAACTGATCAAGAATCGTCTCCTGTTGGACGATCGAGAGCAGTTCCTTGCTGAAGAAGTTCTGGAACTGGAGTGCAATACCGGTTGTACCGGAAGAAGTAATTCCTGCCATATTTTAGTTGTGGTTGTGCTATTGGTTTCTTTCCCGGTCGAACTCTCGTGCGGCTCGCATGAGCGCATCCCTTTGCTCCTTCTGGGATAGCTTGGAAAAATCCTTTTCCTCTGCTTTGAGTTGTCCTGCCGGAACGCTTTTACCAATGGCGGTCTTCTGCTGGAGCTTGTTGAGCTGTTCTTTCAGAGCTTTATTCTCGGCTTCTACAGACTGATATCGACCCGCAGTATCTTGGAGCTTCATCAATTCTACCGCATGGGCCAACCCATTGGGCAGCGTTGTTAAAATCGGAATGCGCTGCAACAACTCAACCGTTCGCTTGTACTCGTTACTGGACTGATCCTTCAGCCAAGTCTCCTTCTCGGACAACTTGTTGAAATTATCTGCCCAAGTCTTTGTAAAGCGTTCCTGCTGAACCTGCTGCTGCTTCACACTCACGCTTTTACGGACGCCATCAGCCTTAGCTCGCGCTGCCTTGGCCAACTGAGAGTCACCATCCGCATCGAATTCCTTGGCCGCAGCCTCATAATCCTCCGCAGTGTAACCCTTCTCGTCCCGAAAAGAGTTGGTATCAGCAACACTGGATTGCTCCCGTTGCTTGCTCCATTCTTCCCGTTCACGCCTCACCGCCTCGCGTTCAGCCCTGATGGCCTCCTTCTCAGCGTTGATTTGTTCCCAGGTCTTGGTCTTTCGATTCTGATCCTGGGCGAATTTGCTCTTCTGATCCTTCGGCTTCTCCTCCTTCTGCTTGGCCTTGGAATCGTTCTCTGACTTGCTGCTCGTGCCTACATCCTCTTGCTCGCCACCATCAACCTCTTTACTGGCACTCCTCTCATTGGAGGAATCTTGCTCAACCGAAGCTGACTCGTTTTTATTTTGAGTCTGCTCCCGTGGTTGGCTGTCGATATCGACACCAGCATCGTGATCATTGGCCAAAGCGAGCATCGCATCGGCACTCATTGTTTCATCTGACATATTGTGCTTATATTCGTTTGCTGGCCCGCACAGACGCAGCAACCGCAACTTTGATCCTATGTGTTCGTGGCAGAATCTGGATCATCTTCCTGCCCCGTAATTGATTCTTGGTCGGCCATCATCTCGATGACCTTCACAAGACTGGCCTGACCCATTGCAAATCCAGAGGAATATTGCAAATGGTTTCTGTCCGTTATAGCAGAAGCGTTCTGCATAAGAACAGTATTCAGGAGAGCGTCCTTGAACTTTTTCCCGGTCTCGCTCTTGAAAAAATTGTTGAGGGTGATGGCGTCTGGTTTGCTCCATGGGAGCGGGTCCACCCACCGTTGATGCCGGGTGAACGTCCACGCGGCGCGGAGCTTGGCCAAGGTGTTGATCATTTAGCCGCTTTCTTTCGACCCGCCGCCTGCCTCCGCATGAACTCCGCGGCCCCGAGGTTCTTGCGACCAATGTATGCCGCGAGAGCTTTGGGATCATCCGCGCCCTCCTTCTTGAGTTGCGTTGCCAGTTTGCTGAACTTCGATTTCTTCTTCATAAATTACCACATTTTACATGACCAATGTCTCGGGGTTGTCTTGTCCGTTGCTGTCGCACAGTTATGCCTCGCTCGGAAGCTCTTCCGCCGCTCGGGATCGTCCTTCTTGATTTCCATATTAGGATCACCGAAGCGAACCCTGATCACGGTACCCTTCGGATTGCGGACGTACACCGCCCGCTTCTTCGTTTCGCCTGGCGTATAGAACGGTTTGCCTAGCGAGACCTTTTTACCTTGGTACTCGGCCATATCAAGATTGGAATAGGGGTGAATCCTGCAACTCTTTGATGTTTTCCGGCCTCTTAGCCTTTTGGAACCTGATCTTCGGTGCCACACCCTCCTCAAGCTGCTCTAAATTGGTAGCTACATGAGGAGTAGGGGCCGGAATCGCAGTCGGAATTGGCTGAGGGGGTTCAACAATGGTAGTCATGGCGTGAAATTCACCGCACCAATCAAATTCTAGGACAGTGGGCCAGCAAGTTGGTCTACTGGTGGGGGGAAACCGCCGGCAGGTTCTGTCCGAGGCTCGATATCGACAATCTTTACAGGTCATAGCTTATTGAACGGGTGGCGGGGCCATCTGCGGACCCTGTTCGGGAGCCGGCATTGGCATTTGAGGCTGCTGCTGCTGCAACAAACCGCTGCTTGTCAGGAACTTCTGGATCTCAGCCCGCAGTTTCCGCGCCTCGTTCGTCGCCACCTGCTCGTAAGCCTGTAGCAGGCTGTCGAAGCGCACCATAAACGCGTTCTGGGCCGCAGGACTGAACTGCTGACCCTGCTGGATCGCCCCATTCAGGTACTGCATCAGCACTCCAATGCGACCGGCGTAGTTCTGACCCGGCTTCGCAGGCACCGGAATTCCCACCAGCAGCGTCGGAATCGTCTTGGTCTCGTCCTCCAGCTCGTCCTGAGCCTTCTGGCCCGGATCACGGATCAATTTCTTGATCAGGCTCGGGTCATCCAGCTCCATGATGCTCTTGTCCAAGGCCACCTGATCCACCCAGGGCGAGTTCATGAACAACTGCTTCCGATTGATGGCCTGCTGAACCATCATCTGACGACTCACCATGTCCATTCCGCCCTTCGGCTCCAGCTCGTACTGGTCATGGAGCGCGACCGGATCAGCATCCAGCGAGTCTTCCGCGAACCGATAGCGCAAACTCTTGGAATCATACTGCACATACAAGCTCCAAGCCTGCCGGTACAGCTTTCCAAGAGCCATGCGGAACAGCCGCGCCCTCAAATCCCCGCTCTGCATCGACTGAGCATTGATGCTCTGGATCTCAGTAGCCGTCCGCCGGTCAGAGCCGCCGCTCATCGCACTGCTCATCGCGTAGTCCGGGCTACCGATCCGGTTCTCCGCAATGGCCCGCGTCTGATTCAATTCCTGATCAAAGCTCACGGGCGGCTGCGGCATCTGAACCGGGGCCACGCCATACGGGAGAATCTGTCCCGGCTGGAACCTCAGGTTGATGCTGTTGGGCAACTCCCGCTCCGCACGGAACAGCGGGCGATTATACAGCGTCATCGCGTCATGCTTGTGATTCCACATCGCGGTCATGCTCAGCTCGAACGCCGCAAGAATCTCGCACACGCCTCGCGGGCTGAACCAGCCCTTGTCCTTGATCTCATACGGGAAATCCACGAACGGGCATTGG